ATAATTTGGATAATCTGCCGGAATTTTAGATTTGTGACAGATAAAGATCTTACTGCTAAATTCGGACTGGTGTGATCAATTCACGATTTGTAGTTGGGCCGGGCGCCTAGATATGGAGGAGGTGAGGCGTTGGGATGAGGCGGGAGGGTAGATGGTGATCGGATGAATGGAACAGATAATGTTCGCCGCCTTCTGTAAGACAGAGAGCAAAAAGGCTGATTTTAGTTGCATTCTGCGGCGGCATCATTGTGAAAGCTATCTTTTCGGGGATGAGGGATGTCTGCTGAAAAACATGTCAACCATCTAACGATATTTTTAATAAAAAAACAATACGACACATGTGAGCAGGTGATTCGAAAGGAAGAGTGTGGAAAATCGTTCATTATTGATTTTTCTGGACATGGAAAGGCGGAGCTGCATGTTAAAAATCAACCCCCGCGCCAACCCAAATGGACGGCTTTATTTAAAGATTATCTGGACTTAAGCGATATCGTTGTTCCCGGTGTATCTGCTGCTCTATTTTTGAAAATTAACGAAAGATGTTTTGTGCTTACTTTTGGGCAAGGAGGGCGCTTCTTGCTTCAAGATGAGGTTTTTGAAGAGCGTTTTGGGCTGCTTTGTGCTTTAAATTCAGTTGACCAAAATAGCTTCCGATGTGTCGACGTTCAGTCGCTCGATGCGATTCAAAGTCACACTCGAATTCAGTCTGGGCAAGAAACTAGCGCGAATCAGTTTGGGCTTGATGTTGAACAAGACATGTTGAAGGCGATAGTTGGTGCGCCGATAAATCCTGGCTTGGGAAATAGAATGACGGGAAGCGATTCCTTGACCGTATCGGTTAAGATGGATTTGTCTGATTTGCCATCCTTGTTAAATGAATATAGAAAAAAATTCGAAGAAGATTTGAGTGCTGATGACTATCAGTGGGTCAATAATATTTCAATGGTAAGAAATTCCAAGATTATTGAGAGGCTTGAAATTCAATTGAATGAAATTTTGAGTTTGAAGCAATATGACAATATTTGGTTATCGATCCCGGAAATTATAGACTGGAATTCGGTGTGTGGATTTATGTACTCGCACGGAAAGAGGGTAATTTATCATGATATTAATTTAAATGGATTTATTTCAACTCTGGATGAGAGTGAGAATGTTAATCTTGATTTGCTAAAATCCCGCGAAGTTCATTGTGCTGACGCAGATCACAAAAAAGTACATAAATCGTGGAAGGTATATAAATGTCTGTATGCGGAAGTTAGTGTTGGCGATGAAAAATATATACTGAATGATGGAAATTGGTTTAAGGTGGCAAATGATTTTGTTGCGCGAACAAATGAGGATTTTGGAAAAATACCTATCTCGAAGTTAAATTTTCCAGATTACAAGGGGGGCGGGGAAGGAGGGTACAACGCTGAGATTGCGGATTTGAACTCTGATGCTTATGCGCTTCTGGACGATAAAAATAAAATTATGCACGGGGGCGGACATGGTCAGGTTGAGGTTTGTGATTTGCTGTCAATTAATCGTGAGTTAATTCACGTAAAGATATATAGCAAATCTAGTGTTATGAGTCATCTGTTCGCGCAAGGTTTTGTTTCTGGCCAGCTTATACAGACGGACCCTAAGTTTCGTGAGAAGGTTGTGGCGAAGCTTGAGGGGAAATTTAAAGATATTTTCCAAATTGAAAAACCTCCTGAAAAAGGAGAGTTTACGATAGTTTATGCTGTAATTAGTGAGGAGCCCGGTGAGATACTTTATCTTCCATTTTTCTCACGGGTTAATCTAAATAACACAAAAAAAATATTGGCGGGATTTGGCTACAATGTTGAGCTTCTGAAAATATCGGTCGATGAAATTTATGCAAAGACAAAAGAGATGCCTAAGAAAAAAAATAAGCATGGGTGAAGAGAGACTAGATGGGTGCGGAAAGCGGTGACGATGTGGGCCGAGCTATCAGTCCAATTATCTTGCAGAGCACTTGGTAAATTGTCGAAGCTACCAACTGCCCTCCGAAGGCAGGGGTTGCTGGTTCGATCCCAGCCGGGCGCGCCAAGTCTGACAAGGCTTCCAGCGGTTTCGCTATTTCCTCGTTTTTCCCTGCTGCAGCGCAATTTCAGCTGGCCGGCTGCGAGCATCGGCGGTTTCGATGTCGCGGCACAGCCCGATGACCTGACCTGTGCGGGCTGCGTCTCCCATTTGCGCGCTATTGCTGGTGTTTGGGCGGCCGACGGAACCGCGCCAGCAAGCTGATCAAGGGAAGCGACAGCAAAAACGCGATTGCAAAGCTGACGAGCAACAGGGCGCCAACGAAAATGTCTTCGTTCTGTTCGCCGCCCACAGATCCCAGTGCGCGAAACAGCGGCGCCATGACGTTCCAACCTTCTCCGCCGTTGCCGAACCAATGTTCCATCCACGGGAGGGACGTGATGGCAGCTTGAACTGGCAGCGTGAGCAGCAGCGCAAGCACGATGCGACCGATCAGTTTCATCGAACCGTCACCTTTCCATATGCTTTGAGTGTCGTGCCCGGTACCTGGAATGCAGGTTGAGCTTTCAGGAATGCCCGCAGCCGGTCGAACTGGGCTCGGCTCGATAGTGTGATACAGCCGTCACTTTCGCCAAGGCGGCCGACCGGATGCAGCCGGAAATGGCCGCGGCGGATGCCGTTGATGGTCGTCCAGTCGTCGATTTTCCCGTCGTTGCGATAGAGCGCAAACCAGTCCGCCCGATGCGTGTGGAGTGAGAGGTCCTTCGCCGCGTCGTACAGCCAACCGAGATGGCCGCCGCTTTGCCGGTCGACGATATAGTAGGTGCCGGTTGGGAGAGGGCCTTTGTCCTGAACGGCCGTCGAGTTCGGGTCGTTGACGTATCGGCTGTTTCCAGAGAACGCGGGGACACCGCCGAAGCCGGGGCAATTCAGCACCGACAGATTGTGCTTGTTCAGGGTGAACGTGCATTCCACTGGCATATGTGGATCCTCGGAACGTGGCTCTCAGGTGGTTTTCGTTGTGCCGGATCGATGGACTCGATCCTTGGCGCAGCGATAGTGTTACACAATGGCCATCTCGAAATAGACGTTCGCATGAGGATGCAGGCTCGACCGCATGTGTGGCCAGTACGCTGAGGTTTCAATTCGGTTTCACCCGGAGAGCTTGAAATTCGCGATTCGCATAAAGCATTGATTCTCAAGAAAGCGCGCCGCTAATCCGCAACCCCGAAGGCAGGGGGCGATCCCAGCCGGGCGCGCCAATTGCCACGAGGCTTCCCTCGTTTCATCCCCCCTCCCGATGTACCTGAACTGCACCTACGTCGCGCGTCAGCGGGCTCACCCATTGCGTCAAATGCTCCGCCGACAGGTGCGCATAGCGCTGCACCATCTCCATCGTTTCCCAGCCGCCCAGCTCCTTGAGCACCTGCAACGGCGTGCCGCGCTGAACGTGCCAGCTCGCCCAGGTATGGCGCAGGTCGTGCCAGCGGAAGTCCTCGATGCCCGCGCGCGCCAGCGCCTTCTTCCACGCCGCGGTCGAGGTCTGCCGCACCGGCCGGCCGCGATACACGAACACGCTGTCCCGATACGCCGGCTGCCGCTGCGCCGCCAACTGCCGGCGCAGCACCGCGAGCGCCGTCTCGGACAAGGGCACCGCGATCGCCTTGCGCGCCTTCGCCTGGTCCGGATGGATCCACGCGATGCGCCGCGCAAGATCAACCTGCGACCACTGCAGGCCCGTCACGTTGGCGCGCCGCAAGCCGGTTTCCAGGCTGAAGCGCGCCATCTGAGCGAGATGCGTCGGCAGCGCGGTCAGCAGCGTGTCGGCCTGCGCCGGCGTGAGCCAGCGGATGCGCCGGCCGGTCGTGCGGCCGCGCGGCGTGACGGGCGCGCGATCGAGCCATTCCCATGCCACCGCCGCGTTCAACACCGCCTTCAGCACGCCCGTCACGCGCCGCACCGTCGCCGCGCTGACCCGCCCGCCCGTCGGTTTCGGGCCCGCGCGCGTGAGCACGACGCGCGGTTCGTCGCGCTTCGCCCGGGCGATCGCGTCGATCGTCGCGCGGTCGATGGCCGCGAGCGGCACGCCCGCCAGGTGACGATCGAGCCAGCGCAGGTGCGCCTTGGTCGTCTCCAGGCTCGCGATGCCCTCGCGCTCGCTCACGTAACGCACGACCGCGTCGTTCCACAGATGCCGCGGCCGCCTTCCGAGCTTCGCCACATCCCACAGCTCGGCCTTCAGGCGGTCGTGGAACTCCTGCGCGCGGACTTTGTCGCGGGTGCCAGTGCTGCCTTGTAGCGGCTTTCCGCCGCCAGGCGGGTACAGCTTGTAATACCAGTTCGGACTGCCGGTTCGTTGATAGAGCGACATGCGGTTTCATCCAGGCCAGGGTGAGCGGGGGGCGGGCGGTCCGGCGTCCATTCGCCGGCGAGATAGCGCTGCAGCGCGAGCAGCGAGAAGATCCAGCGCTTGCCGACCTTGCGGCCGGGCAGCGCGCCCGCCTTCGCCTTGAGGCGCACGGTTTCAGGATGGGCGCCGAGCAGCGCGGCCGCGGCGATCAGATCGAGCGTCTGGATAACTGGGTTCATCGGCGGCCTCCTCGTCGACCGGACGGCACGCCCACACGCAGCGCCACGCGTGGACTCGTGGCCTGCCCGTCGCGCGTGCGCAACGCATTGATGGTTAAGGGATGGCGGGCGGTATGTCGCCACGCGTCCGACACATGGCGCGGCCCGGACTCGTGGCGCGCCGCGCGGCCGCGCTCGCCGACTCCTGGCGAAACGGCCGCAACCCGTGGCGTCGCGTCCGGCGCGCGGCCGGTTGCGGCGCGCTGTCTTTTTTCTTTCTCTTTCAATAACTTGAAGAGAAGAGAAAGAAAGAAGGAACGGTGGCCCCAGGCCGCGCCATTGCTGGCGTTGCACATCCCACTGATGGCGATATGACCGCTTTTCATGGCGCGGTTTTCCTCGCGAATCAAGCACTTGCGATACGCGCCGGCCGAATGCCGTGATTCCGGCGCGCTGTGTGCCGTCTCCCGCGCGGGCGTGGTCCGCAGGCGGCTCATCGCAGATCCTCCCGCACGGCGACGTGCAGGCCGAAGCCCGCGAGCCGCGCGAGCGACACCGGCGTCAGGTACGGCACGCGGCGCAGGCAGATGCGGCGCTCGACCTCCTTCTCGCCGACCACCACGCCCGCGTGGTGCAGCTGCTTCTTGAAGACCCGGTCCGACTTCACCGGCAGGCTGTTCCACTTGTCGCGCAGCGCGCTCGTGTGCGCGATGTGGTCCATCACGTGGCCGGTGCGCAGCAGCAGGCAAAGCTCGCCGTCGATCGTGTCGAACGTATGCGGGTGCTTGAAGTTGCCGCTGTCGATCTCCGACAGCACGGTCTCCATGATCCATACCCACGGCTCGCGGTCGGCGCTCGTCTCGGCGATGTGGCTGTTCATCTCGGCGAGCAGGTCGCGTTCGAAGTCGCCCTCGTCCGGGTCCATGCCGGCGAACTCGCACAGGTAGCGCCACGCGAGCGCGACCGCGGCGTAGTTGCCGGCCATCCGCAGCGCGCCGTCGTCCGCGCCGCTCGCGCGGCTGCCCGCGAGGCAGCGCTCGCGCAGCGCGCGGTACTGTTCGAGGACGTCGCGCGGCGCGAGGCTCGCGAGGAACGCGAGCCATTCGCGCACCGGGAAGCGCGGCAGCTCGTCGGGCAGGAGCGGGCCGCGCTTGCCCGTCAGCGTGGTGCGCACCAGCTTGCCGAGCAGGCTGCGCACCGGCACGTCCTCGCCGGCGAGCATCACCGGCGCGCACAGCAGGTATTCCGTCATGTCCGCGCCGCGTCGCGTGATCGTGTACTGATAGTTCTCCTGCAGCAGCCCGACCGCCTTGTCGATCACGTCCTGGCGGCGCGCCGACAGTTCCTCCCAGCCGACCGGATGGCTCGTGTGGCTGACGCTCGTGAGCAGCCGGAATTCGGTCTGCAGCGATTGCCCCGAGAACATCGTGAACGCGAGCGTGCGTTCGAGGCGCTTGATCAGCGTCGACTTGCCCGCGCCCTTGTCGGCCTGCACGGTCAGGTGCGGCCAGAAGCCGAGCAGCGCCTTCAGGTGGCCGCCGAGCCCCCACACGAGCGGCAGCGTCGCCGCGTTCTGCCGGAACGTCTGCTGGTACGCACCGATCACGCGGCGCGCGTCGCCGCGCGGCCCCGACGGGAAGCTCAGGTTGTGATATGGACACTGCTTGTCCGCCTCGGTGAAGTAGCAGTCGGGTCCTTCGTTCACGATCAGCCGGCCGTCGCGCCAGGCGAGGCCGACGAAGTTCACCGCGTGGCGCGCGCCGAGATCCGCGCCGCGCTCCAGGATGTTCACCATGCGCAGGAACGGCGCGCGCGCCCAGATCGGTCCGAACTTCGACCACTGGTCGGTGTTGTGCAACTGGTCGTCGAGCATCACGCGGCGGATCAGCGTCGCGCCGTGGCGCGGCGCCTGGACCGACACCGCGAAATAGACGGTCGGTGCCTGGTCGGCGTCGCCCGTCATCGTCGAGGTGGCGCTCGCGACCGCGACGCGGCTGATCGACGCGATCCGGAAGCCGCACAGGTCGACCAGCACGGGCGTCTCGATGCCGGTCTCGTCGTTGCGTTCGAGCTTCGCGATATGGCTCGTGAAGTCGGGCCGCGTGCGGAAGCGCCAGTACTGCGCGAAGTCGTGCGGCGGCAGGAAGATGCGCGGCCGCCCGCGCCGGCTGTCGTCGCCGGGCAGGCCCACGATCAGCCACGGCTCGTAGTGTTCGAGCGCGCGGCGCAGCGCGGCGACGCCGCGCTGCCGCAGGTAGTCGTTGACGTCGTTGAGCGGTGCGGCGTCGGGCTCGCCGTCGGCGAGATCGGCGCGCCACTCGCGCTGGTCGACCAGCACCGCGCTCACGTTCAGGCCCGTGAGCCGTTCGTACAGGGCCCAGGCGGCCTCGGGCCCGGGGCGCTGGCCGGCGCGCGGATGGCCGTCGGGAAACGGCTCGTCGTTGTCGAGGCAGATCACGGCCTGCTTGCCGCGCAGGAACGAGAAGTCGATCCGCGCGACGTTCGCGAGGCCGCGCAGCGCGTAGGCGGCCACGTCCGGCAGCGCGCAGCTGTCGACCGACAGCGCGTTGATCGCGCTTTCGACGAGCACCACGCGCTGCGCCCGCGCAAGCCGGCGCGGATCGGCGGTCCAGCCGTAGCCGGCCTTGTCGCCGTGGGTCTGGGTCTTCACGTCGCCGTTGAGCGCGGGGTCGAGATAGCGCACGTCGACCGCGACGATCTCGTGCCCGGCCGGCGCGCGCACGATGAACGCGGCGGCGGGCCCGCCGTGGCCGACGTTGCCCGGCGGCGTCTTCATGCTGGCCCAGTCGTTGAAGCCGACGGTGCGCGCTTGCAGCGCCGCGTCGAGCGCTTCGGGCGCGATGCCGCGCCCGGCGAGGTAGTCGCGGGCCTGCTCGCGGGCCGCGATGCAGCGCTCGGCGATGTAGTCGACCGTGGTCTTGTCGCGCCGCGCGACGCCGGCCGCCGGCGGGCCGGACGGGATTCCGTAGGCGTCGTGCAGATAGCGCAGTGCGTCGGCGACGGTGCCGCCGCGCGCGTACATCACGAGGTCGATGCACGAGCCGCCGACGTCCGCACTGTGGTCGCGCCAGCCGCTGCCGTGCTTGGGGTGGTGCTGGAAGATCGACAGCGACGGGTGCCGGTCTTCGTGCGCGGGCGAGTGGTACAGCGCGCGTTCGCCGCCGCGGCCGCGCTTGAGGCCGAGGCGGCCGGCGAGGTCGTGCAGGTCGATGCGTTGTTTCAGTTCGTCGATCGAAGCCATGATTGCGGACGCGGTTCTACAGGGATCGGGGAAACGGCGATGGTGAGTCGTGCGGGCCGGCGGTCACGCGCCATGCGCGCCTCGCGGCGGCAGCGCCCAGGCGAGCAGGGCCAGCAGCAGGATCAGCGTCGCGCACGCGGCGCTGAACGCGGCGAGCCGCGCGGGCGGGTGGCCGGCGCGCCGCAAGAGGCGCGCGACGGCGTCGGTGAGGCCCATGAGCGTGAAGGCGAGCAGTGCGAGCAGGCCGAGGTTGAACAGTGTGTTTTTCATCGAGGTCTCCTGGCGGCGGCGCACGGTGGGGCCTGCCCACGCGACGCCGGGCAAAACGGGTCCCTCGCACCGCGCGGGCACGATGCGAGGAAACGGGGAACGCGCTGGGGTCTAGCCGGGCAGGTCCAGCTGCTGTTCGAGCCGCTCGCGCACGTGCGGCGACAGCGGCAGGTTCAGCGACAGGTCGGGCGTCGCCGACGGCGACAGCGTGCGGGCGAACTCCATGTTCACCACATAGGTGTGGCCGCACTCGGGATTCGAGCAGGCGAAGGTCACTTCGCGGAACGTGAGGGACATGTCGCGGCTGCTGCGCGCGGTGGCGCGTGCGCGGCAATGTGGGCAGCGGTTCAGGATGCGCATGGAATCGGGCTCCGGAGCGGGAACGGGCGCGCGAGGCGGGCGGGAACGGACGGGGCGCGCATCGGCGTCAGTCCTGGGGCGTGGCGGCGTCCGACGCATCGGCGCCCGACGCATCGGCGCCCGGCGCGATGCTTTTCTCGAGGTAGCGGTCGAGGCCTTCGAGGTAGACGAGCCGCGCGACGCTCGACATCGAACGGCGTTGCCGCTCGGACAGTTGCGCGAGCGTATGCTGCTCATGCGGCATCAGCCGCATGTACACCGGCTTGCTCGACAGCACGCCGCGCGGGGAGCGGGACATGGGGATTCGTTTGGTGGACATGACGGATATACTTCCTGTCGTTAACCTTGCACAAGTTCATAATACACACCATTCGGTGTGCTTTCAACGTCCAAACAAACCAAATGGAAAGTATCGGTGAGCGCCTGCGCGCGGAGCGCAAGCGCATCGCGCTGTCGTTGCGCGCGTTCGGCGAACGCGGCGGCGTCACGGAAAAGACCCAGGTGCTGTACGAGAAGGGTGAGCGGGCGCCGGACGCCCACTACCTGGTCGGCATCGGGGCGGCCGGCGTCGACCTGCTGTTCGTGCTGACGGGCGTGCGCGCGTCGGCCGCGCTGGACGCGGACGAAGCCGCGCTGCTGGCGGGCTATCGCGGGCTGGACGAGCAGGGCCGCGCGGGGGTGCGTGCACTGATCGGCGGCTTGCGCGCACCGCAACCGGTCGCGGCGATGACGTTCAAGGGTGACGTCGGCCAGCAGATCCAGGGCGACGCGACGTTCCACGGCAATGTCGAACTCAATCTCGGAGGTGGACGCGCGAAGAAACGGAAGTAGCCCTTCCCCCGCCCCAGGCCAGGGCGGTATCGAGCTGATTTGTGACAAACGGTACGGAAAATGAAAACAAAGTACGAGTTTGAACGCGAAGTGGGACAGGTTGCCGGGGGCAACATCAAGTCCAACACGGTGCAGGCGCATGTCGACCTGCATATCCACCACGGGGTCGACCCTACGCCCGTCAGCGATCGCCAGCGCAACGCGATCGCGCGCAAGGCGTTCGAGATCGAGTCGAAGACGGGCACCGACAAGCTGATGGTGTACCGCCGCCTGATGAGCGTATTCAATTTCGAGAGCGTGGAGACCTTGCCGCGCGAGAAGTACGCGCGCGTGATGTCGTATCTCGACGGTTGGCTGCGCAACGGCATGGCGGGGCAGGCCTCCGCCGCCCGTCAGCCGCAGCGGCCGGCGAGCCACGGGCTCGACGCGCCGCGCTATCGCCAGGCACCTGCGCCGGCGCCGGCCGCGATGGTCGCCGAACTGCGGCAGCCGATGTTCATTCAGTCGTCGGTGCTCAATCCCGGCGCGAAGAAGCTGCCGTGGCGCGCCGTGCTGGCGGGCGCACTCGCGCTGTCCGGTCTGGTGGCCGGCGCGTACGCGATGGGCGGCCGCCTGGTGGCGCCGGAGCCCGTCGCGATGCCGACGGTGCCGCGCGTGCTGCAATGCGAGTACGGCGGCGCCCGCTATACGGTCGGCAGCATCGTGATGCAGGCGGGCACGCGTCAGCAGTGCGTCGCGGCGGGCGAACACGCCGCTTGGGAGCAGGTGCCGGGCCACCGGCGCTGACGCGATCCGGCGCGACGGACCGTCGCCGTACCGGGCGGCCCGGCCGAGCGCGCGTGGTAGCGCACCCGGCAAACGTTCTCCGTGATCACTTGCCTTTCGGCTTGCCGCCCGAGCCGTTTTTCTGTTTCGGCGGATCACCCTTGACCTCCAGTTCGAGCGTCGTCGTGAAGCCGCCCGCGTCGATCTTGTGCGTCACCTTCTTCGCGAGCCAGACGGTCCCGTCGATCTCCGGCTTGAAGCCGCTCAGGTTCACCGGCATCTCCGGATAGAGATCCGGCCGGCCGAGCGCGAGCGCGTAATCCAGGGTCGCCTGGCTGCGGATCGTGCGCTGGTATTCCGCCTGCGCCGCCGCGCGCGCCGCGGCTTCGTCCGGGTAGGTTTCCGGCAGCACCTTGGTGTTCTTCGCGTCCTTGCCGCCGCCCACCTCCACCGACTTGCGCTTCGCGCTGCCGGTCGAGTGGTAGTACGCGCGCACCCCGCCGAACTCGTCGCGCTTCGCGAGGCTGTACTGGTGCCGGTCGCCGCTCGCGCGCGTGATCGCGAGCGCGGGCAGCGGCTTGCCGCTCGCGGTGCGGCCTTTGCCGATCGGCATGAACAGCAGATTGCCGCTCTTGACCGAGGCGACCGCGTCGTAGCGCTTCGCGATGCGCGTGATGAACGACATGTCGCTCTCGTGCGTCTGGTCGATGTGCGCGATCGCGATTTTCGCGAGATCCGCCGGGATCACGGGCTTCAGGTGATAGCGCGCAGCGATCGCCTGCACGATCGCGCCGAGCGTGGTGCGGTGCCAGCTCTTCTCGCGCCGTTCGCTCATCGCATCGGTCATCGAACCGGCGCGCGCGCGCACGGTGATCGTGTCCGGCGCGCCCCGGAAGCTCACCTCGTCAATGGTGAAGCGGCCCTTGTCCACGAGGCCGGGCTCGATCCAGCCGAGCTGGAGCGTCAGCTCCGCGCCGCAGGCGGGCAGGTCGAGCCGGCCGTCGCTGTCGTCGAGCACCAGCTCGAGCGTGTCGGCCTCGCCGCCGCGGCTCTCCACCAGCGACAGGCTCACGAGGCGCGGATCGAGCGCGCGCGTCAGGTCGCGGCCGTCGAGCGTGATGCGGTAGTCGGCTTGCGGCTGCTTCATGCGCGTCGGCCTTGCGGTTGCACCGTGTCCGGATCGCTCTCGTCCGCGTCCGCGTCGGACGGTTCGTCCGCGGCGATCGCGGGGCGCTCGTCGACGCGGCGCAGGACGATCGAGAAGGTGATCTTGCGCGGCACGCCGTCGCGCTGCAGGTAGGCCTGCGTCTCGTCGAGGCTTTCGATCAGGTAGGCGCCGTAGACGTGACCCGCGCCGTCCACGAGCACGTAGGCGTCGCCGCGCGCGGCCATCGCGCGCAGTTCGTCGAGCGAGTCGAGCGTGCCCGCCAGTTGCGGCGCGAGCACGCCGTTGAGCGTGACGGTGTCCTTGCCGGGGCCGGTGAACTGGCTGGCGTCGCGCACGCCCACGCGCGGCGCGGTGACGTGCTTCCAGTCCATCGAGCGGCGCAGGTCCTGGTAGGCGAGCGTCGGCAGACCGAACGCGAATTGACCGAGAGAGGCGAGCATGCTGGCGATCCTTGCGAGTGAGACGTGGGGTCAGGCGAGCGCGTCGGAGAAGCTCGACACGACGCGCGTGCGCTTCAGTTCCTCGCCGCGCGCGAGCTCGGCGCGCACCATCCGCAACAGTTCGTCGCCGGCCGGCCCGGAGTTGGCGGTCAGCGTGATGTTGTAGGTGTCGCCCGCGACGTTGACGGTCTTGCCCGGGGTCGGTACGCCGAGCGGTGCGCGCGTGTCGAACGCGAGCGGCGCGGCGGCCGGGGCGAAGGCGTCGGACTGGCCGAGACGCAGCGGCGCGACCGGTGCGAGGGGCGCGGGCAGCGGCGCGGCGGCCGGGGCCCACGCGCTCGCGCGCGGCCCCGCGCCTGCCGGCTGCGCCGCAGGCGGCAGCGGCGTCGCGGCCGGCAACGTCGGCAGTGTCGGCGCGGCGAGCGGGCCGGCGCTTGCGCGTCGTCCGCCGAAGCTGGCCGGATCGAACGGCGCGCCCGCCGCGGGCGCGGTCACGGGCGCCAGATGCGCGGAGGCGTCGGGCAGCCGCGGCGCGGCGAGCGGACCGGCGCTTGCGCTTCGACCGCCGAAGCGCGCCGGATCGAGCGGCGCGCCCGCGGCGGGCGCGGTCACGGGCGCCAGTTGTCCGGAGGCGTCGAACAATCCCGGCGCGGCGGGTTGATTCGCGAGCCGCGCGAGCGTGGACGGATTCTTGAGCGCGGCGCCGACGTCTCCGGGCAGCGGCTTGGTCTTGTCGTCGGCGTCGTCGCCGCCGATGCCGAACAGCTTGCCGACGTAGTGCGCCGCTTTCTTGATCCACTCCACGGCGCCGGCGAACACGCGCTGCACGACGTCCCAGTGCGTGATGATCAACGCCGCAACCGTCACCAGCAGCATCAGCGGATTGGCGAGGGCCACCCGCCCGACGAGCCCGATCGCGACCGCGACGCCGCGGAACAGGCCGATCAGCGGGCCGAACAGGCTGAGCCCGCCGAGCGCGCCGCGCAGCATCGCGATCGGACCGAGGATGCTGCCGACCATCATCAGGAGGCCACCGCCCGCGGCCATCACGCCGCCCAGCACGGCGGCGACGCGCATCAGGCTCGCGGTCAGCTCGGGGTTCGCGCGCATCCACTCGGTGATCTTGCCGACGATGTCCGACAGGAATTGCAGCGTGGCCTGCGCGTCGGGCGCGATCGCCGCGCCTGCGATGCTCAGCGCCTCGGTGCCGCGGTCCATCAGCGCTTCGCGCGCGTTGCCGAGCGTGTTGGTCTGCAGGTCTGCGCGCTGCTGCATGCCGGGGCCTGCCGCGAGCTTGTCGGCGTTCTCGCGGTACCCGGTCGGCCCGGCGTCGATCAGCGCCGACGCGGCCTTGCGGGTGGTGTCGTCGCGGCCGAACAGCTGCGCGAGCACGGCTTCGCGCTTCTCGTCCGACAGCGCCTTGAGCTTGCCGAGCTGCGCGGCCATCTTCTCGACGCCGCCGAAGCCCCCCTTGCCGTCGGTGAAGTCGAGCTTCATCGCGGGATCGAGCAGGCGGTTGGCCCGGCCGACCTTGTCGGTCCGGGTCACGGTCGACAGCATCTTCGCGTAGCCGGCGCCGGCCGCCTTGCCGTCGAGGTCGCCGGACTGCTTCGCGATCATCAGCAGCGGCGTCAGCGCCTGCGCGCCGCGCGAGCCCTCGAGGCCGAGCTTGCGCATGGCGGGCGCGAGCTTGTCGAAGCCGGCGGTCAGGTCCTTGTCGTCGAGGCCCGAGTGCAGCGCGCGCTGGGCCACGTCGCTGAGGGCGACGAGATCCTTCGCGCTGCTGTTGGTCGCCTGGCGCAGCGACGTCGCGAGCTTGGCCGCCTCGGCCGGCGTCTTGCCGATCGCGAGCGACAGCTTCGAGACGGCCGCGCCTACGCCGTCGAGCACCTCGGCGGGCTGGGTGCCTTCCTCGACGAGCGTGCTCATCATCTCGCGGAACGCGTTCGCGGAGCCGGGCAGCTTCGCGCCGAACTGCTCCGCGAGCAGGTTCATTTTTTCGAAGACGGGCGGCACCGTGCCGTCCGGTCGCATCAGGCTCGCTTTCAACTGGTTCTGCGAGGCCTCCGCGTTCATCGCGGCTTCGAGCGGCTTGCCGACGATCGTGCGGCCGACCGACGACAGCGCCTCGCCGGCACCCTTCATGTTTTCCGCGCGGTCTTTCAGATCGGCCGTGCGCTTGTCGCGCTTCTCGTCCGAGGCTTTTTGCCGCGTGCCGGTGTCCTGCTGCAAGGTGCCCGCGCGCGTGTCGAGGCGCCGCGACTGCGCGGCGAGGCCGCGGTTGGGAGCGATGCCCTGCCGGCCGAGCCGGGCGGCGACCGCATCGAGTTGGCGACGCGTCTCGCTCTGCCGGGCCTGGGCGGCGCTCGCGCTCGCGAGCGCCGCGGGGCGCTCGGCCACGATCTTCCAAAGCGGGGTGCCGCTTGCCGCGACGATCTCCTGATTGACCTGATCGACGCGCATGCGGGCCTCGATCTGCCGGTCGGTCGCGGTCTTGAGCCGCGCCGTCAGCTTGCGGAAGGACTCGATGTCCTGCTGCGCGCGCTTGACCGAGGCGAGTTCGGCCTTGGACGCCTTCAGCTTCTGCGTCTCGACGTCCCGGCCCGCGAGCATCGCCTGCAGGGATTGGGAGGCGCGCCCGAGGCGCGCCCTCAGCTCACTCGATTTCTGGTCGTTGCTCATGATTCGGATTGGTAACGTTCGCGGGCGCGCTCACGCCAGGCCATCAGCTCGGCGAGCGTGAAGTCGTACATCGCGCCGGGGGGCCAGTGGAACACCAGCGCGATGTCGGCCATCGGGTCTTCTACGCAGACGGGGATGCCATGGCCGCTTTCTGCGATCTCGACAGCAAAAAATCGCTGAAGGCCCCCGCCAGCGCGAGCAGGTCGGCCGGGTCGAGCTGGCCGACCTCGAATTCCGTCAGCGACGGCGAGGTGATGCGCGGCAGCACCTTTTGCAGCGCGCTGACGTCGAAGCGCGCCAGGTCGTGCAGCGAAGTGCCGCGCAGCTCGCCCGCAGTCGGCTTGCGCAGCGTGACGGCGGCGATGGTTTCGCCGTCACGCACGATCGGCGTGTCGAGCGGGATCGCGGAAGCCGCCGCTTCGGCGCGGACGGCTTCGTGTTGAGCGTGGTTCGTCATGATGGAGTCGTTCTCGCCGAAGGGGATCAGAGGCCGATCGCTTTGCGCAGCGACCCGAGCAGGTCGACGCCGTTGACGGTCTCGACCATGTTGATGAAGTCGAACTCGTGAATCACCTGGCCGTTGATCGTGAGCTTGTAGTAGCTTGCCTGCGTGGTGACCTTGAACGCGGTGTCTTCCTTCGACTTGGCCGTGCCGAGGTCGATCTCCGAATGGCGGCCGCGGATCACGATCTCGACCGCGTCCGGGCGCGCTGAATCCTCGCCCTGGTAGGCGCCGGCGAAGCGCAGCTGCACGCCATCGTGGGTCGTCACGCCCCATTGCGACAGCACGCCGCGCATCAGGCCGCCGCAGGTCCATTCGAGCTGGATCGCTTCCTGGCCCCAGTCGACCTTGATCGGGCCGGTCATGCCGCCCGCGATGTAGTCCTCCATCTTGCGCGACAGCTTCGGCAGCGTGATTTCCGCGACCTGGCCGACGTACGCGTTGCCGTCGTTGAACAGCATGTAATTCTTGAGTTTGCGAGGCATACCCATGTGAGTGCTCCAGTGAAAGTGAGGACGGCGGATCAGGCGGCGACGCGCGAGGCGAAATCGGCGAGGTAGCGATCGGTGATGCGCTGGCGCAGCGTCAGGTTCTCGATCGGCGGCACCGGCGTGTAGTCGTAGTCGATCGCGAGCTTGCCGGCCTTCAGCGCTTCCGGCGTGTTGACGCTCTCGTCGTACCAGGCCGAGCCGCCGATCAGGTAGCCGTTCGCGATCAGTTCGCGGAACTTCGCGTTGATGCTTTCGATGATGTCGCGCACGAGCGACGGATGCATCGGCTTGTCGACGTAGGCCATGTGCGCCTCGGCCATCGTGTCGGCCAGCACCTGCGCGGTGCGCGTGTAGTTCTCGAAGGCGAACAGCGGATCGTCGGAGCAGGTGCGCGAGCCCCAGAAGCGGAAGCCGTTCGCGCGGATCAGCGTCGTCACGTCGTGCTCGTTCAGGTAGCCCGCGTCGGTCGCCGGGTCCTGCAGATCCCAGAACACGTCGCGGCTCACGCCCGTCACGCCGTTGATGCCGACGTTCGACAGCGACTTGTGCCAGCCGGTGTCCTCGTCGATCTTCGCGCGCAGGCCGAGCGCGATCGCGGTCGCGTCGATGACCGTGCTGCTGTTGGTCGCGGTGTCCCAGCCGAGGAATTCCGGCCACACCACCATCAGCTCGCGCTGGCTGAACTGCTTGCGGTAGGCGGTGACGTCCTCCTTGGTCTTCGCGCCGGCGGCCGACACGTAGGCGAAGCCGCGCAGCTTTTGCGCGAGTTCGGCGAGCGCGGCCGCGACCGGCTGCGAATCGAGGCCCGGCGCGCCGAGGATGCGCGGCTTCACGCCAAGCTTCGCCTCGGCCGTCAGCAGCGCCTTGAGGCCCGTGTACTGGCCGTCCGGCGTGACCGTGCCGACCACGTTCGAGGTGGTTTCCTCCGGGGTCTTGCCTTGCGGCACGCGGACCACGATGCACAGCGGCTTGGCCTGCTTGCTGATCGCGTCGAGCGAGCGCGCCAGTGTGCCCTTCGTGCCGGCCTTGCCGATCGCCTGCAGCACGTTCGTCAGCAGCACCGGCGTGTTGAGCGGGAAGGCTTTTTCGTCGGCGTCCTCGGCCGTGAAGACGCCGCCGATCACGGCCGTCGAGACGGTGCGGATCGGACGGGTGCCGTCGTTGGCTTCGATGACGCGGACGCCGTGGTGGTAATCCTGGGGCATGTCGTTACTCCAAGGTGAGAAAATTCAGGAGCCCGAATCAGGGCGGTCTGGGGTTAAGCCGCGGGGGCGGCGGGTTGCGGATCCGTTCCGGCGGGCGCCGCGGGGGCGGCGTCGCGGGACGGGGCCGGGGAAGACGCCGCCGGATCCGGTGACGCGTTCTTCGGAGGCGCCGTGGGCCCGGCGGGCTGGGCCGGCGTCGCGGGCGTATCGTCCTTCGGCGGTGCGGCCGGGTCGGGCTGGGGCGCGGGATCCGGCTTCGGCTCGGGCGTCGGCGGGGTCGGCTTCGGCGGCGGCGGCACGTAGGGCGCCGGTTCGGCGGGCCAGGTCACGCCTTCCGGGAAGCCTTCCTTCTCGACCTCGCGCACCAGCGCCATCTGGTAGGTGGACCACGCCTTGAAGTAGTAGACGCCCTCGTCGTCGAGCAGGCCGGCGGCGAGCGCGTCGGCCTTGCCGGCGTTCTGCTTGCGCGCGCGCGTCATGCGCAGCTCGAACTCGGCCATCGCGGCATCGTGCTTTTCGCGGGCGATCTGCTCGGGCGCGACACTCCAGCCGCCGTCGTGCCAGCTGTAGCGCTCGCTCGGGCGCGGCTGATCGGTGAGACCCTGTTCGTCCGGCGTCTTGCCCGCGACCACCAGTTCGGTCGGCAGGCCGTCGCTCTGGCGATACAGCATGCGGCCGCGATAGTCGGGCAGCAGCGACCAGGCGCCGTCGCGGTAGAACGGCCAGGTGAACGGGGTGCGCGCGGGCGGCGCGTCGGTCGTGCTGAAGGCGGGGATCAGCCAGCGCGTGTCGTTGCGCGGATCGATGTCGGGCTGGCTGCTGCTCAGGTACTGGCCGGTGAGCGAGTCGTAGTGATGAATCAGCATGGTGAACTCGTGGAATGGTTAGTAAGCGCGGATCATCGCGAGCATCGCGATGTTGCGCGGGCGCGCTTCTTTGCCGCCGTCCGCGTTGACCGTGATGCCGTGGCTGTGGCGACCGCCGCCGCCGATCCCGATGGCGTGGTTGTGGGCGCCGCCGACGTCGGTCCAGAACTCGTGGTTGTGATCGCCCGCGGGCGACGTGTAGGCCCATGGGTTGTCGTAGTCGATGCCGCCGTGGGAGCCCAGCTGGGACCACGCGGCGACGCCCCACGGGGCGACGTTGACTTCCGAATACGGCGCGATGTGCTGGTGGTTGCCGTTGGCGCCCGTTACGCCGTGGTGGTTGTGCACGCCCTGTCCGTCGGCCCAGGCGTTGTGCACGTGATCGTCCGCCGTGCTCGACGAGGCGCCGTGCGCGTGCCAGATGTTCTGTGAGTCCTGATAGGTGCCGATGCGCCGCTGCGCGTCGATGTCGTCGCGGCCGTCGGCCCAGCAGCGGATGAATTCGCCGCGCAGCTCGGGGATGCGGAACGTGGTGGAGCCGTTACCGTCGGAGAAGCAGCCCCAGTTGCCGTTGGCCCAGTCCTTTTCGGCGACGAGCGCGCCGCTGGCCTGTGCGTAGGCCCACAGCGCGGGATAGTCGGCGCGATTGAGCGGCGCGCCGTTCGCTTTGACGAAGCCCGCGCGCGCGTTGGTGCGCGGCTCGAACACGATCTGGCCGATCGAGGCGGCGGCGATCTCCGACGACACCCACGCGGTGGTGGGCACCCGGTTCGACTTTTCGCCGGCGGGCGGGTGAAGGCTGAACGCCGGCTGGTCGAAGTACGTGCCTTCCGGGGCGAAGTGAACGGTGCCGATGCCGTTGCAGGTCACGCCGAAGTGGCCGTCGGCCATGTGATACAGGCCGGTGTCGGGCGCGCCGTCGTTGATGAAGGTCAGCGACGGCGCGCTCGCGCTGCCTTCCGACAGGAAGATGCGCTTGCCGGGCGCGAAATTGAGGTCGCCGAGCATCTGGCCGCCGAGGTTGCGATCGAGCGGCGTGAGATTGCCCAGGTGCCAGACCAGCTGGCCGTCGACGCGCAGCGTGTGGTCGGTGGCGAAGTACTGGAGCGAGGCGCCTTTGTCCGGCCACCACCAGCCGAAGCTGTCCGCGTTGCCGTAGAGGTAGCCGGTGTTCGTGCCGAGGAAGATGTGACCTTCATTGTTGCCCCGGTTGACATGCAGATCGCTGCCGACGATGGCATTGCCGCCGATGTAGGTGTCGGCGCCATGGCTGGCGATCTTGACCGTGCCCGTGTCGAGCGACCACGCGAAGGGCCGCAGGTCGTTGTAGCCCCCGAATGGATCGCCCTTGCTGGTGGACAGCAGGTAGACGTTCGAATCGTCGTTGCGCAGGAACGCGCCGTAGCTGGCGCCGGCGGCGCGGAACTGCCCGCCGTTGCCACGGTCGCTCCCGCGGCTGATCACGCCGTTCTTGACCTGCAGATCCTTTTCGATCGTGGTCGTGCCGTTGATGAAGGTCGGGGAGCCGTCGAAGGCGATCTTGACCGCGCCGTCTTCGAGCGACCACGAGAACGGCCGGTAGCCGTTGAAGGCGCCGTAGGGATCGCCCTTGTTCGTGGACAGCAGATAGGCGTTGCTGTCGTCGATGCGCAGGAACGCACCGAAGTTGTTGCCGGCGGCGCGGAATTGACCCCCGTTGGCATGGTCGAGCCCCCGGCTGATCACGCCGTTGGCGAATGCGGCATTGCCGTTGACCTGCAGCAGGTTCTTGCCGTCGTCGTTCAGCGAGCCGATCAGCACGCGCCCGGCATTCGTGACCCGCATGCGCTCCGCGCCGGCCGTGATCAGCGAGGTCCAGCCCTTGCCGTTGCCGCCGAGGAAGGCCTGGCCATCGCCCGATGCGTAGTAGTACGCGGTGGCCTGGTCGCTGTTCACCACGGCCTTGGTCGTGCCGCGCCCCGCCTGCAGCGCACCCGAGGTGCCGATGTCGCCGGCCACCTGGAGCAGGTTCGCGCCGTCGTCGTTGACCGTGCCGAGCATCACGCGGCCGCCGTAGGGGGCGAGCGAGATCGGCTTCTTCACCGTGTTGTCCACGTTGAAGGCCTCGATGGTCAGGCCGTCGTAATTGTTCGTGTTGAACGCGGCGATCGCGTTGCCCGCCACGTTGATCACCCGCCGGAAACTTCCGCCGCCGTCGACCTGAAGCGCGCTGGCGTCGCCGTGGGGCAGCTTGCCGATCACCACGGTGCCCTGTCCGGTGAGACGCATCACGCGGCTTTGCTTGTTGTCGTGGTTGATGTCGTTCCCGGCGCTGTTGAGCCAGAAGTCGAGGTATTCGCGGCCCCAAAAGCCGTTGTCGAAGCCCGAGCGCACGGTGGCGACGAGGCGCGTCCCGGTGTCGGCCGTCCCGCCGCCGAACGTGCCGTAGAAGCGCAGGCGGCTTTCGCGTCCCAGCGCGCCCGACGGCGGGCGCAGGTGAAGGTGGGCGGTTTCCGGGCCCGCATCGAAGTCGATCGCGACCGGCCCCACGAAGGTCGCGCCCGTCTTCGCCGCGTAGCGCGAGGCCGCCGTCTTCGGCGTCAGCGCGCGCGTCGCGTCCTGGCCCGCGTTGACCTCGTCCTGCGTGGCCAGCTCGATCACGCCCGTGATCTCGGTCGTCGCGGGCGGATTGACGAACGACGCGTCGCCGATCGTGATCGCGCCCGCGTCGATCGACACGAACTGGATGTCGGCCGACAGCAGCAGGTCCGCCGACGGCGACTTCTCCATGATCGGCGCGTCCTGGGAATAGACGGCGAACAGCACGCCGTTCTCCAGGTACAACCCCATGCCGAACAGCACGTACTGGTCGGCGGTGGCGTCGTTGATGGTCAGGTGCAGCGTGTCCGGGCTGATGTTCCGGCCGCCGATCGTCCTGATGCGCTTCTTTTCCCCGGGCAGCGCCAGCAGGTCCTTCGACGGCGTGAACTTGACGGTGCTCAGCCCGATCTCGACGACCTGGTGCGCGGTGGTGCCGGTGTTGCCGCTCGCGACGAGCGCGGCGCGGCCGGCATCGGTGACGGTGAAGATTGCAGCCATGTATTAAGCCTCTGTCATGCGGATGCGGCGATAGGCGGCCATGCGTGCCACCGCGCCGAAACGTTGCGTGGTGTTGATCGCGAACCCCTGCGTGAACGAGTAGTGCGCGCGCACGGGCTTGGTCCGGTCGATTTCGGCCAGGATGTCGGCGACGTAGTCCGCGGTGGGCGGCTGACCGTCGCGGCTGCTGACGGTCATCACGATCGAGAACGTGCCGGGCTTGCCGGGCGGGTTGGTCTCGAACCATTCGCGCAGCACGATGTTGCCGCCGAAGGTCGCGACCACCTCGCGCACGGCCGCGGCCGTGCCGTTGCGGCGCGCGATCGGGATCGCGGCCTTCACGCGCGCGCGCTTGATCTGCTCGGGCCAGTAGTCTTTCCAGGCGTCGACGCCGAGCTGCCACGCGAGCCACGGCAGCAGCGCGGCCGGGATGCGGTCGGCGTTCATCAGGTCGCGGATCGGCGAGGGCAGGTCGCTGATCCGGCCGTTCACGGCCGCGATGCGCCGCTCGTGGCGCGATGCGTTCGGCGCGAGCAGGTCATCCATAGATGCCGCCGTGCCGGATCGCGGCGTCGACGCAGTACGCCGCCTGCGTCCGGTTGATCGCCACGTTCGCGGCCGGCTCGTCGAGCTGGACGCGCTCGACGCCTTCCACGTGCAGCGCGGCGTAGATGCCCGACAGCGTGATCTCGCGGCCGAGGCGATGGGCGTCGGAGACGTAGCGCGCGAGACGCGCGCGGGCCTCCGCGAGCACGACGCCGGAGTCCGGCCCCGGGAAGGTGTAGAGCGTCGCGCTGACCTTGTACGGCACGATCTGTGCGCTCTGCACGGTGACGCAGTCGGTCAGCGGCCGGACATTGTCGGCCTTCAGCGCGGCGGCGACCGCGTCGATCAGGCGCGCATCGGCCGTGCCGTCGCCGTCGCGCGACAGGATCGTGACGAGCACTTCGCACGGCGCGGGGCTCGTCGCCGAGGCGTCGAGCACGCGGCCGTCGGTGTTCAGCGCATGCGAGATGTACGCGCCTTCCGGGCCCGCGACCGAGTACCCCTGCGGCGCGAGCTGGGTGCGCTTGCGCAGGTCGACGTCGCTTTCCATCACGGCCGGGATGCCCTGTTCGGGAATCGCCGGCGACAGCACCAGGCGCTCGATGGCGAAGAAGGCCGCGAGCTGGTCGAGATCGCGGCCGGTCGCGTAGGCGAGCATCACCGCGCGCGCCGCGTCGTTGATGCGCTGGCGCAGCACGATCTCGCGATACGCGCTTTCCTGGAGCAGTACCAGCATCGGTTCGGATTCGAGCTCGAGCGTCGCGCGCACCTCGGCCTGCTGGCCCGCCGGATAGAGCGCGATCAGGCGCGCCTTGCGCGCCGCGAGCAGCGTGTCGTAGTCGAGCTGCTCGACCACGTCGGGGGCGGGCAGGCGGGACAGGTCGATCGGGGTCGCGCTCATACGGTGGGTCTCGCATCGAGTTGCACGCGCGTCGAGACCGGTTCGCCGGTCTCGGTTGTCACGCCTTCGATCTCCAGCGTCTGCGCGCCGGCGACCAGTTCGTCCGTCGACGCGTCGAGCTGCACGCGCGTGAGTTTCAGGCGCGGTTCCCAGCGCATCAGCGCAGCGGCGACCGCGGCGTACAGGCGCACGCGGGCCGCGCCGTTGTTGGGCGCGTCGATGAGATCGGGCAGCTCGGAGCCGAAATCGCGGCGCGCGATGCGCGTGCCGAGCGGCGTGGTCAGGATCTTGCCGATCGACTGGTAGAGATGGGGCAGGCCGCTCAACGCGCGTCCCGTGGTGGCGTTGAGGCCTTTCATCGGCGGGCCTCCACGTCGGCGCGGCGAGCCGGGCTCGGGGCGGGGGCGATCGAAGGCGAAGCGAGGCGTGCGTTCATGCTTCGATGGTGCCGGGCCGTCGCGGCGCGCGCACGCGACGGCGTGTGTGCCCGGCGCGAGTACAGCGCGCCGGCGGCGCTCAGTCGCGCGGCGCGAGGAACGCGGGCGGCGCCGGCAGATCGAGATCCGGCCAGCTCGGCTGGGCCGGCGCGTCGCGCAGCGCGGCGCGATACGCGAGCAGCACGGTGAATTGCTCGGCGCTCAGGGTCGTGCCGCGCGCGAGCAGCAGTTCGTCCTGGTGCCGGGCCACGACGCCGTCGGTGGTGCGCAGCGTCGCGTCGCGCGCACTGCGCAGGCGCCGCGCGCGCTGCTCGGCGCTGAGCGGGATCGAAGGCGGATCGACCAGGGTCGGGGCGTGCGACGCGTCGAGCGCCATGCGCCGGCCGGCCGCCTGGCCCGCGAGCAGCATCGCGTAGTCGGTGTCGGAGAGCGCGATCGCGGCGACGTCCGCGGGCACCGGGCTGTCGACGTCGTCGTACAGGCCGGTGATGAAAAGCTGGGCGTCGTAGGACGCGAATTTCTGACCCATCATTGTCCCCAGGCGAAGTAGAAGGCCCACATAGGCGTGTTGGCCAGGCGGCACGACAGGCCCATGGCGGCGGTCGTGCGCGACGGCAGCGCCAGGACCCAGGCGGTCTCCTGCATATAACCGCTCACATCGCCTGGCGTGGCTACGATTCCGAAGCAGGCATTCGGAAATGCGATCGGAAAATTGACCGGGATGACGTTCTCGCTGATGCCGTCGATCACGGTTCCCTGCGTCGAGCCGGAATAGAAGCCCATCTGCAGGATCAGGCCGCTCGGCAGCTTCTGGTAACTGCCGCCGGCGGTGAGACCCGCGCCGAATGCACCCGTGTAGCGCAGCTGGGCGGTGCCCTGGCTGACGAGCCAGGTATTGCGCCCCGTCGACACGAGCCGCGCGCTGTCGCCTGACGCGAGCACCGGCGACAGCGCGGGCGCGCTGCCGATCACGTAGATCGTGTTGCCGCTCGCCGGCGCGAGCGTGACCGCGCCCGGCCCGCCGTTGACGAGATCGATCACGCTGCCGGGCGGGAGATCGGGCGTGTCGGCGGGCAGCGTGAGCGTGATCGCGCCCGCGGCGTTCGTCTGGATGAACTGGCCGACATGCTTGTCGGTCAGCGTCTGCGATGCGTTCAGCGACAGGTAGCCTGCGTGATTGCCCGCCGCGCGGCGCACGAATTCGGTGGTCGCGATGCGCGCGCCGCTATCCGTCAGGGGCGGCGTCGGCGCTTTTGGCGCTCCGGTCAGCGCGGGGGAATCGAGCGGCGCGACGGTGGCCCAGTCCGCTTCCTGCGAATACAGCGACGGCGCCGGGCCCTGCTCGATCTTGATCGCACGCACGGCGCAGCCGAATGCGGGCGCGAGCGGCCGCGCGTCGGCAGCCTTGATCGCGCGGACCTGCGTCGTGCCGGGCGGCGTGACCCCGCTCGCGCTGCGGTACTGCCAGCCGTTCGCGCCCGCGTCGAGCAGGCACTGCGCGACGTCGCCGATCGGCTGGCCCGCTGCGTCGAGCGCCTGCAGCCGCACGCGCACCGTGCCGCGCGTCATGCCGTAGGCGTACAGCTCGGCGGACAGCGCGAGGTTCACGCCCGCGTTGCACGGCAGCGGCGCGCCGAGGTCCTGCAGCAGATCGCCGCCCGTGATCGGCGCGAGGTTCACGAACTGCGGGCCGTCGCCCCAGTTGCCCGACGCCGCAGGCAGGTTCGCGCTGCTCCAGGCCGCGTTGCCGAGTTCCCCCGAGCCGTTCGGCAGCAGGTTCGGCCGGTTCACGCCGTTGAGCTTGCCCTGCGCCTGCACGCCGGCTGCGAGCGCCGCCGCGACGAAGCCGGTGTTCGCGGCCAGCGTCGACGCGTCGCCCCCGGGCGCGTCCGGCACGCGCACCGCGCCGCGGAAGGTCGGCGAATCGAGGTCGGCCTTGGTGGTCTGCAACGACTTCGATGCGTATTGCGGATGCGGGTCCGCGCTCGCGAAGTGCGCCTCCTGGGTGTCCTTCAGGTAGCGCGTGCGGTTCGCGAGCTGCCGGGCCTGCACGTTGTCGATGCCGTCCGGTCCGCCCTCGACGGGGTCGGACGTCTCCAGCTGATAGATGCCGGACTCCCACTTCCCGGTTTCGGTCAGGTTCGTCATGAATGGATCGTTCCTCGGTTGTATTGGCGATCGCGGCGGGCCGCCCCGTTGTGACGGATCGGGCTCGCGCGATAGTCGAGCAGCGCGAGATGCGAACGCTGCGGCGCGTAGCGTTCGAGCATCGCGCGCAGGTTGTCGGCCTGGTCGCGCGTGATCGCGCGCGTGAGCCGGATCAGGTATTCGGCCCAGGCGTCGGCGCGGCCATGCACGTAGTCGCCGTTGCGGCGCATCGCGCCGTCGCGGCGACGGATCAGCCGGCCCTCGATCAGCGCGACCTCGCCGAAGCCGAGCCGCCGGATCACCTCGCGCACCGCCCACGGCGTGCCGCGCTTGCGATGCAGCTCGATCGCGCCGCGAATCAGCGCGCGCCGCGCATCCTCCGATTCCGCCAGCTCCCAGCCGTCCACCGAGACCTCGGTGGCCAGGTAGGGCAGCAGCGGCACGGGGCAGCGCGCGGGATCCCAGTACGCGCGCAGCGGGACCGGCAGCGTGTCGACGCGGCCCAGCGCGTGGGCGACGCGGCGTTCGAGCGGCGTCGCGTTCGGCGGCAGCAGGTCAGTCATCGACGCCGCCGTCGAGAATCTCGATGCCTTCGCAATACGGCGCGGCCGTGGTGCTGGTCACGAGATCGACGGCCGGCTCGCTCAGGTCGGTGCGCGTGATGCCCGCCGCCTGGATCACGCCGATCAGCGCGGAGGTCGCCACCTTGGCGCCGATCCGGTGCATCGCGTCGACATGTGCGCGGACGTTGTCGCGCGCGCGCCGGACCAGCAGCTCCGCGCCGACCGGTGATTGCGTGAAGACGGTCGCGCGCACCCGATAGCGGACGATGTCGGCCGACGCGACCTGCACGGTGTCGTTCAGCGGCCGCTGATCCTCCGCGCTCAGTGCGCGCGCGACGGCGTCGAGCAGGGCCGGCGGCGCCGTGCCGTCGCCGTCGCGCGCGAGCAGCGTGACCAGCACGTCGCCGGGACGCGGACGCGAACTGCGCGCGTCCAGCAGGCGGCCGTCGACGGCGAGCGCGCGCGACACGTAGGCGGCCGCCGGGCCCGCGGTGCTGAAGCCCTGCGGCGCGAGTTGAATGCGGCGGCGCAGGTCGGCGTCGCTTTCGTATTGAGCGGGGATCTGGCCGGCGGGGTCGCCGGGCGCGACGACGAGCCGCTCGACGCCGAACAGCGCGGCGCGCTGTTCGAGGTCCGCGCCGGTCGCATAGGCGAGCATCACGGCGCGCAGCGCGTCGTTGACGCGTTGCCGCCAGACCAGCTCGCGATAGCAGTTCTCCTGCAGCAGGCGCGCGAGCGGCTCGGATTCAAGCGCGAGCGTGGCGGCGATGCCCGCGCGTTCCTCCGCGGGCCACAGCGCGATCAACGCGGCCTTGCGCGCGGCCAGGAGCGCTTCGAAATCCAGCATCTCGAGCGCGTCGGGACGCGGCAGGCTGGCGAGGTCGATCAGGGCGGACAGGCTCATGGGCGGCGCGGCGTCACAGCGGCGGGCTCGTGACCGCGTTCTCGCCCTGCGCGCGGTGCGTGTGGCCGGGGAGGCTCTTGCCTTGCGCGCGCACGTCGCCGCTGAATTCGGCGGCGCCGTCGATGCGCATCGTCGCGCCGCCGCCGCCGCCCTTGCCGGTCATGCCGGCCTGGAACTCGAAGGCGCCCTGCACGAGCAGCGAGCCGGTCACGGTGGTGGCGCCCGCGTCGATCGTCACGGTCTCGGCCTTGAGCGTCGCGGCCCGGGTCCGCACCTCGACCGAGCCGGGTGCGATCACGGTGAGCGTCGCGCCGGCCGGCAGCTCGGCGGTGAGTGCGTGCGCGGCATGGTTGTAGTCGATGCGCGCGCCGTCGGGATAGACGCGCGTGTGCGTGTCCGGGCTGTCGCCGGGCGCGCCGGCCGCATCCGAGAACACCCCGCGCAGCACGACGCCCTGCGCGGGGTCGCCGCTTTCCGACAGCAGCACCGCCTGCTCGCCGACGGTGGGCGGCAGCCATTCGCGCGTGGTGCCCGCGGCGGGCGTGAGCCAGCTCAGCCAGTCGGTCTGCAGCTCGCCGCTCTGGAAGCGGCACAGCGCGCGCGCGTGGTCGACCGCCATGATGCTGCCACGGCGGATCTGGTTGAGCATGAGGCGGGTCGATTCATTGCGGTCGTTCATGCGTGCATCGTGCGGCACGCCGCGGCGCGGCGCACGGCGGCGCGTATGTCGCCGGCGCGGCGACGTCAGCCGAGGATCGTGCCGGGCGGCGCATAGAGGCCGGCGATCGACCAGGCCGGAGCCGGTTCGGACGGATGCTCGCCGCGCCGGCCGCCGTCGGGCAGGGTCGTCACGACGACCGGTTCCGACAGCTTCACGCGCAGCATCAGCCGGGGCGCGCCGTTGTCGGGCGTCATGTCGAAGGTCACGCCGGTCTCGCGTTCGTCGGTCCGCAGCGGCAGCGCCGGCTCGTGCTCGGCGAGCCACGCGACGAGGGCGATCGCGAACGGATCGGGATCGCCCGGCGCATCGCGCAGCGTGACGTTGAGCACGTAGCGGTATTCGAACGAGGGCGACGGCGCGCCGGTGGCGACGAGCGCGCCCTGCTCGATCGACACAGTGAGCTTGTCGGGCGACGCGCCCGCGGCGACGAGCGCACGGCGCAGACTGTCGGGTTTAATCATGGACGGACTCCTGGTCGGACTGGCAGACGACGATCGTGTCGACGACCGCCGCGCATTCGGCCCACGCGCTTTCGGCGCGGGCGAGCGCGGCGCGCAGATCACCGTTGTCGCGTAGTGAGGTCGCCGGCAGCGTGCAGCGGCTCGCCGGCGCGCATGAATTCAAGATAGGAGCCGGCGCCGGTGAAGGCGGGGTGCTCGTGCAGGCGCACAACATCATCAGGCAGGGCAGCAGACGCCCACTCGCGCAGCTTCGCATGGTCATTCTCGAGTCTCCGGTAAGCGCTTTCCCGCGCGGCGAGCGTCGCGCGGGCCGTGTCGCGCGTGTGTTCGAGCGCGGCGAGCCGGACGCGCGCGGCGGCTTCGAGTGCGCGGCGCGCGGCGAGTTCGCGGTCGCGGGCCGCGACCGCGGCTTCCGCCGTCAGGCGGGCGGTGCGGGCGGCGTCGAGTTCGGCGCGCAGCAGGCGCACGTAGGCGAGCGCGCCGCATGCGGCGGCGAGGGCGAGCAGCAGCGCGACGCCGCGCGACAGCCACGGGCTCATGCGGGGCGCGCGTACTGCGCGTAGACGCGCGCGAGCTTCGCGTCGTACTGATTGCGCGCGTAGTCCGGGCCGTTGTAGCCGCGCGCGAACGCGGCCCAGGCCTGGCGGCGCAGCGCGTCGAGCAGGGTCGGGTCCGCGCCCACGAAGCGCGCGAACGCGTCGAGCTGCTCGGCCGCGCCGGCGCGCATGCGCAGCACGAAATCGTCGATGCTCGCGTAGCCGAGCCGCGACCAGTGAAAGCCCATGATCTGGAACGCGCCCCAGCTGGCGGCTTCGTCGGCCGCGGCGAGATCGATCGCCTCGGCGCGCGCGAGGCGCGCGTATTCGGCGGCGCCGCCTGCATAGCCTCCCGGCGTGGTCGCGAGAATGTCCGGACAGGACGCGGCGAGCGGGGCGGGTGCGATGCCGCGCGCGGCGAGCCGTTTCCAGAACTGATGCCGTTCGAACAGGATGACGGGGCGGCCGTCGGGCAGGAAGCCGTTGCCGCGCGATTCGACCTCGGCGACGGCTCGGACGGCGGCGAGCGGCGCGTCCAGGCGCGCGGCGACGGCGGCGAGCTCCGCCGCTTCGAGCGGCGCCGGCTGGACCGCGCGTTCGAGCGCGATCCAGGTCGCGGGGCCGGCGATGCCGTCGACGGCGAGCGCGCGATCGCGTTGCAGCGCGATCACGGCGCTTTGCGTGACGGCGTCGAAGCGGCCGGTCGCGACGAGCGGATAGCCGGCGCGGGTCAGCTGGCGTTGCAGCAGGGCGACGTCCGGCCCGGCGTCGTTCAGGCGCACGGTCATCGCGCGCCCCGCAGGAGGCGCGCGACGTTGCCGCGCACGCCGAATACGAAGACACACAGCAGGGCGGCCCGCAGCGCCTCGACGGTCGAGATCCCGGCTTCGTGGACGAGCGCCTGGAACGCCGACCAGCCCGACACGACGACGAGCATCCACGCGACCCAGGCCACGCCGTGACGATGCCGAGCGCGACCGCGCCGATAGGTCAGCAGCCGCATGCAGACCAGCAGATAGGCGATGAAGGCGGCGAGTGCAGGCGGATTCTCGAGCATGGCAGGCTCACTTCCTGAACAACGAGAGCAGATCGAACGACTTGATGCGCTCGATCAGCTGCAGGGTGAAGGTGATCGCGAGTGCCGAGGCGAAGAAGGCGGCGACGCCGGTCGAATGGATCGGAGTCGCCTGGATGACCTCGGGGGCGGACTGATAGCCGACCGTGATCGAAATCAGCAGGTACGCGAAGCGTTGCAGGATCGACACGTCCTTCGACGTGACGACGACGAGCGCCGCACCGGTGAATGCGCCGAGCAGCGCGTTGCCGTCGATGCCGGGCATCAGGCCCGCGACGCCGATGGCGGCTGCTACGGAAAAGGTGGTGGTGCTCGGTTCGGCCATTGGCGCGGCTCCAGGGTTAATCGAAGAGTTGCAGGAGCGGGACCGGCTTTTGCGCGGCGGCAAGCTCGGGCATGTCGACCGCGACGCCGATGGGCAGCATGGGGCCGTGGTCGGCGAGGCCCGTGTTGTGTTCGAGCACGGCCTCGACCATGCCGCGCGTGCGGCCGTAGTGACGCCAGCACATGGCGTCGACGGTGTCCCCTTGTTGCGAACGGATGATCATCGGATCGGCTCCATGATGGAAAAGCGGTGCGCGTCGGTGACCGGCTCACGGGCGGCGGGCAGGGCGTGACGGTCAGGTCCGGCGCCCGCGCGCCGACGTCGCCGGGCCGGGCGGACAGCGTCGGAACGATGGTGCGGGGTGGGGCGTCGGGCGGCAACGGACGGCGTGCGTCGTGGCGGCGGGGACGCCGCGACGCGGCGCGGGTGCAGCGGAATTGCACCTTGGGTGGGGACGGGCAGGCTTGGGGGAGATTGGGTGAGCTTGGAGTTGCGGGCGGGGGTGGGGGTAAGGCGTTGATTTGTCTGGGGTTGGGGGGGCGAGCATCGTGCTCCGAAGGCAGGGGTTGCGAGGAGGGCGCTCGGTCGTCCTCCCGGCTGCCGGACAACGCGCGGGCGAGGGGTTGACGCGTCTGTCCGGCACCTCGGGCCGGGCCTATTTCCGCCTTGCCCGAGGGAGGCGGAATCGGCCCGGTGCGGCCGGCATGGACAGCCGGTGCAGCGGAGGCGTCTCCACCGCGATCCGCTTCACCCCAACTTCAGCAGATCCCGATACGCATCGATGTGCTGATACCCGGCCTGCCCGGTGAATTTTCGATAGTTGTGGCCTTCATTCTGCACGCCCTCGAGCCGATGCGAGGTGCCGCAATGGGTATATCCCAGATCGAGCGCGACGACATCCCGCACGATCTTCTTGATGTAATCCGGCGTGCCGATGTCGTGGTAAAGCGAATCGATCTGCTTCAGGTCGCTGCTGTTCCACGCGTGCGGAACGATATCGAGCGAATTCCACACGCGCGTCAGCTTGCCCTGCAGCACGCTGTCCGAATAGCGCGCGAAGGCCGCATTGCCGGCGGTCGCGCCGGCGAAGGCGTAACAGCTGAGATTCGCGGCCAGCTTGCCGAGTGTCTCGTGAAAGAGCAGCGCGAGCGTGGCCGCCATGGTGCCGCCGAGGCTGTGCCCGGTGATCGTCAGCCGGGCGGTGGCGGGAAGCGCGCTCAGCACATCGGTCAGCTTGCCCGTGCCCGGATTCAGCGAGGATGGGGTTGTCAGAACGGCTTGCAGGCCGATGTCCGTTGCCGGGGAAATCAGCGCGGGAGACGGGCAGCCCGAGACGTATTGCTGGAACGGGACGAGCGGAGGCAGCACGTCGAGATCCTCGAGACCGACTTCGAGCAGCGCGAGGAAGTTGGTTCCGCTCGTCGCGACCCGGTAATCGTCGGGGTCCTGCGTCCCCTGCAGGACGGCCGTGACGTTGGCGGGGAATCCGCTGGGGTCCATGTAGACGGAGGGTCCCCAGATGATCGTGTATTGGTCCCGGGTAAGGGACGAGGCCTTGAGTGCGGCCTGAATTTCCTTTTGCAGCAGAACCGGGGTGATGTTCATCTGGTTCTGCCCGACATTGGTCGCGTAGGCGAGGGTGAGATTGAGTTGAAGATCGTGGAAGACATCTCTCCGTGACATGATGAAACCTCCTGTCTCTCAAGGTGCGGTTGTCGGCCCGTTGCTCATGGGGCGTCGGTGAGTCCATGACGTGCCGACGCATCACGAGCCATGTCCTTGCCGTCATCGCCGACACGCATGAAGCATTTCAGTTTAGAAAGGCCTCGGCCCGGCGGCCCTACCATTTATCGGGGGAGAGGCCTCGCAGGCCCAATGAGGCTGGCCGCCGAACCGCGCACCGGGTTCTGGCTGCCCATTCCGGTAGTCGTGACCGGGCACGCAGCTTCGGAACGCTCCTTCAGGCGAATCAGCTTTTTCTTCGTGTCGCGCGCTTGCGTATTTGGATGGCCGCAAGGAATGTGCGCCGAATTGGGCTGAACAGGCTGGCAACAGAAACGCCGGGCAGTTTTTCAAAAACTAAAGTTGACTATTGATCTGTCGTTATAGGGAGGGCGTAAGGAAGCTGTCATGCGCGATGCAAGCGAGTCGATGCATGACGTCGATTCTTACGCGATGGAGCGTCGACGGTTCGCGGAATCGCAGGGCACGGCTTGCTGTGTGCCCTTCCCGGTCCGGATGCGAAGACTGATTCGAGCATGGGGCCAAGCACCTTGCGCGAACCTCCCGCTCAACGCTTCGAAACCCAGTCGGGCATGAACCTTGAGAGGACTAGATCAATGCGTACGAAAATTGTCGCCGCACTGCTGGCGGTTGCCGTTCCCCTGGTAAGCAGCGCGGCGACGTCGATTCCGATCGACGCGCGCAACAACTGCATCACCGCCGTGTTCGGCCGCGCGCCGGGCGGCACACCGGCGCGCTTCCAGCTCACGCCGGGACGCTATGTCATTTCGCTCGTATCCAACAACATGAGCTGCGCCGGTGGCGGATTGGGCGGCGGCTGCCTGATCGACACCGTGTTCATGCAGGGCGGTTGGGGCACGGCTCACTGGGGCACCAACGCCACGGCGCATCCGTCGGTAATTGATGTCACCAATACCACGACGGATATGTACGCATACGTCAGCGACGACATTTGTTCCGACAATGCCGGCGGGGCGACGTTGCTGATCCAGCCGGCCAACTGAGCGCGCATTGCGCTTGCCGCGGGACGCGCCTCACGCATGGTTCCGGTGAGGCGGCAGGACAAGAGGCGCTTCGGCGCCTCTTGTCTTTTCGCCGACTCGGCGAACCATTGCGGGGCGGCCGTTGCGACACACCTGTTCTGCTTGCCGTGCCGGTGAACGCCGGAATGTCCGATAGATCCGGTCGCTTTTCCGATGAGAGCGACGCCGCCGTTGTTCCACGCATGCGGCACGATGCGCAACGAATGCCAGATCAGTTGGAACTCGCATCGTCGTCTTACTCTTCACGCCGTGTCGACCGAACCCGCCGGTCACTCGCCTCAGCGCGGGCTCGCCTTGCCGGATGCCGCTGCGAGGCGCGCCTCCGCCGGCGCGCTTTCATTCGAGAACCGGTCGAGCGCGGTGACCTCGTAGTGGTAGCCGCGATCGGCCCGCGCGGTCGCGTCGACATACTCGACGCCGCGCACCGTCGCGAGCAGATGGCGCGCATCGCTGCGGTCGCACGCGGTGAGCGGCGTCTGCTCGCTGCGATAGATCGCATAGGCGGTCGCACCGGCCGCCGGGCGGGGCTGCCATTGCAGGCGTGCGCCGCCTGCGGCCCGTTCGACCTGAACCGTGTCGACCGGAGCGGGCGGCGACACCCCGGGCGAAGCCATGACCGGCACGAGCGCGGGGCGCGAATACCATGTGCGGGTCAGCCGCGACATCGCGCCGAGCGAATCCGCGCGCACGTCCTTCGCGGAGAAGTAGATGTCGCCCTGCACCTCGGGCCAGGCGCGATTGGCCGCCAGATGCTTGCTCAATTCATCCGCATCGGCCCAGCCGGGCGACTGACGGGAAGGCTTGCCGACCTTGAAGGCGGCCTGCCCGATATAGAGATGGACGTCGCGCCCCCGCACCTGCTCGGCCCACCACGCCACGACCTGATCGTAGTCGGCGGCCGGGAAGCCCCGGGCCCAATAGACCTGCGGCGCGACGTAGTCGAGCCAGCCCTCGCGCACCCAGCGTCGGGTGTCGGCGTACAGATCGTCGTAGGTCTCGATGCCGGCCCGGGTCGGCGAACCGAGCGGATCGGTCGAGGCATTGCGCCACACCGCGAATGGTGACACGCCGAACTTCACCCAGGGCTTCGCTGCCTTGATGCGCTGCGCGAGTGCCTCGATGAAGCGATCGACGTTGTGGCGACGCCATGCGGCGAGCGTTGGAAAATTCGCGCCGTACCGCGCGTAGGCGGCCGCGTCGTCGAAGGTCTTGCCTCTGACGGGATACGGGTAGAAGTAATCGTCGAGATGAACGCCGTCGATGTCATAGCGGCCGACCGCATCCATGATCGCGTCGATGACGAACGCGCGCGCGGCCGGAATCCCCGGGTTGTAGTAAAGCTTGCCGCCGTAGCGGACGATCCAGTCCGGATGCGCGCGCGCCGGATGCGTGGCGGCGAGCGTATCGACGCGGCTGCTCATGGCGAGCCGGAACGGATTGAACCAGGCGTGGAATTCGAGATTGCGCCGGTGCGCCTCGGCGACGGCGAACGCGAGCGGGTCGTAGCCGGGATCGGTGCCCTGCCTGCCGGTCAGATATGTCGACCAGGGTTCGAACGGCGACGGCCAGAACGCGTCCGCGGCCGGCCGCACCTGCACGATGACCGCGTTGTGATGCATGCGGGCCGCCTCGTCGAACCATCGGCGCAGCTCGTCCTGCTGCCGGGTGGCCGCGAGCCCGGGGCGGGAGGGCCAGTCGAGGTTCACGACCGAGGCGATCCAGGCGGCGCGGAATTGCCGCTTGGGCGTTGCGGCGTCCGGCGTACAGGATTGCGCCGGCGTATCCGGTGCGTTCGACGCGCTCGGCGCATGCGGCGCGCTTCGCGTGTCCGGCGGAGGCGCGCAGGCGCTGCTCGCGGAAAGCAGGAGCGCTGCTGCGACGCGACGGTACAGCGAGAGGGATGTCGAGTCGCTCGAGGGCGGCATGGCTCGTTCCGGGGATGAAGGGCATAAGGTGAGAAGACCAGTGATGTTCCGCGCAAGTTCCACGCCAAGGCGAGACCGCATTGTGCGGCAGCGAGAAACGGACCGCGGCGCCAGTGTCTCGTGTCACGCGCGCGCCATGCGATTCCAGGCCGTCAATACTTCGGAATGCAAATAAAAGCGAAGGACGGGTCGGCTCGCCGAAGGCTGGGGGCGACGCAGCCCGGCGCTGGGTCGAGGGCGGCTCGATCCGCCGCGGGGCAAGCTGGCCGGGCGCCGCGGCATGGGGCCGCGAGGCTGATGGAGCGGCAGTCGCTCGCGCCGTCGGCCGGCTCCTTTCTGTCGCCTCCGCCGCCCGGATCGCCACGGACGGACGCGCTTGACCGCGTCCCCTGCCGTTCGTCCCATTTACACCAAACCGTCACGACACGATGCTTAGCTCCGGATGACCGTCGGCGGCGAAGTCGCGAAGTCGCCGCGCTTTCGCCGCGGCATGACTGTCCTCACGCGCCGTCGCACGCTATAGTCGCGGATGTGACAGTTTCGTGACAAAGCCTTGCATCGAGACCTGCTCACACGCCGCGCGCGCCGCAAGCCGCGCCGCGGCCGACTGACCAAGATCCAATCAGACTGTAGAGGAGCGCCCCACCCATGACCGACACCCCCGATCTTCCCGACGACGACACCCCCGCCGATCCCGACCGCCGCCGCGTATTGGGCGGCATGGCCGCGCTGGGCGCGAGCCTCGCGCTCACCGGCTGCGAAACCGCGCAGCTTGCGCCGCGTTCCGCCGCCGACCTGCGGTTCGACCAGCTGCTGCGCGACAAGGTGCGCAACATCGTGGTGATCTACGCGGAAAACCGCAGCTTCGTGAACCTGTACGGTCATTTCCCGGGTGTGCGCCATCCGCTCGCCGACGTGTCGCCGAACCAGGCGCTCCAGCTCGACCGCGACGGCAAGACGCCGCTGCCCACCCTGCCGAAGGTCTGGGGCGGGCTCGTGCCGCAGGCGCAGGAGATCGACGGCAAGCGCTACATGATCGCCGAGCGCGACATCCAGAACCTGCCGAACGCGCCGTTCCTGATCCGCGATGAGCAGGGCAAGCCGCTGCCGAACAACGTGATCACGCGCGACCTGTGGCATCGCTTCTACCAGAACCAGATGCAGATCAACGCGGGCCGCAACAACCAGTTCGCCGCGTGGGCGGATTCGGGCGGCCTCGTGATGGGCCACTACCGCAATTCGGCCGAGACGCTGCGCCTGTGGAACCTCGCGCGCCAGTACACGCTGTGCGACAACTTCTTCATGGCCGCGTTCGGCGGTTCCTGGCTGAACCACATCTACCTGATCTCCGCGCAGACGCCGCTGTATCCCGACGTGCACACGAGCGCGGCCAAGCACCTGGTGTCGGTGGTCGACGGCGACGATCCGACGGGCACGCGCCTGAAGGTCGCGGCCGATTCGCCCGCGTCGGCGCTCGACGGTCCGCCGAAGTTCGAGCGCGACGGGGCTTTCACGCCGGACGGCTACGCGGTGAACACGATGGCGCCGCCGTACCAGCCGAGCTACGTGCCGCCGCCCGAGGGCGGCAATCCCGCCTACGCGGATCCGGCCGACCCGCGCGTGCTGCCGCCGCAAAGCTACGCGACGATCGGCGACCGGCTGTCGGAGAAGGGCGTCGACTGG